AGTATTTATGGACCAAGACGGTATTTACTTATACGAATGGAGGAACTGCAACACAGTATAGTGTGGCGAAACAGGGATCGACAGGAGCTGCTGGTGCCGACGCAATCAGTTTAACAATCACATCATCTAATGGTACAGTGTTCAAAAATAACACAGGTTCAACAGTGTTAACTGCACATGTATGGAAAGGAGCTGTTGAACAGGCAATTACCGATGCTGGTGTGTGCGGATCGCTCGGAAGTATTAAATGGTATAAAGTAGGCAGTGATACAGCGATTGCTACGGCTAAAACACTCACTGTTTCAGCCAATGACGTATTAAATTCCCAGGCGTATACTTGTCAGCTCGAGGGTTAATCGAAGGAGGTGCAAGCAATGGCAATAAAAGCCAAAGCTGAGATAACCATCTCTCGAATTAGTGATATAGAAAAAGTAAACAGATATTATCTCCTTCAATCATCTACCTTAGTGCCCCCGATAAAACCAACAGACGGGGCTGCTATCGGCAGTAATTGGAGTAAGGCGGAACCATCATATGTATCCGGTTCTACCAGTACATTATATTTCGTAGATCAGACGGTTTTTAGTAATGGCGTATTGAAATATTCTGAAGTATCAAAATCTAGCAGCTATGAAGCGGCGAAAGAGGCTTGGAATAAAGCTAATAGTGCACAGAATTCAGCCACCAGTGCGAATAATAAGATTGACGGGTTAAAAGTTGGTGGTAGAAATATTGCAGAGAAAACAAACCAAGGTGTTACCGGTTGGTGGTGGACTATGCAAACCGGCGGATACTCCAAAACTGAAATTGTAGAAAACGGTGTACGAACTTGTAAACTCACAAGAAATGATGTCGCACAAAGTGGTTGGTCTGTCATTCTATACGACAATATAGGCAGAGCGAAATGGAAACCTAACACCGTCTATACGATAACAGTGTACGTTAAAGGTAGCGTTTCTACACAAATTAATCCATATTTCAGAGAACTTAATGATACAAACTCTCTTGGAGCAGTAACCGCTGTTAAAAACAAAATAGTAGCGAACGAGTGGCAAAAATTGGAATGGCGGTTTAAAACTGCTAACCCACTTCCAAGTTCTGCTAACCAAAATACATATTTCCTGGATATGGATTCAAAGGTCGGTGTTTGGTATCAGTTTAAAGATTTGAAGATAGAAGAAGGCAACATCGCTACTGACTGGACTCCTGCACCGGAAGATATTGAAACAAGAGTCACCGCGGCGGAAACGAATATCACGAACAATGCGACTGAAATATCACTCAAGGCATCGCAGACAGAAGTCGCAAATATTACAGCTAGTCTCGATGCGTATATTGATAAGAGTACAAGTATGATCCAGAACATCAACGGCTGGCAGTTCAACTGGGATACCCTGATACGTACGGCAGAAGCAGATGTGGCGAATCACACTGACTACATCACACTGAAAAACGGCGATATTATCCTTGGTGAATCATCATCTGAGCTGAAGGTGAAAATAGCCAATGATTCTATACAATTTAAGGGAACCGGAATGGATGAAGTTGAACCTGATCCAGATGCTACTGCTTGGATTACCGGGCAGAAATTCAACATCAACGAGGGAGAAATTCATAATTCGTTGCGGATAGGAAAACTTCAAATCATGCCAAGAGCGAATGGAAATTTCGCAATATGTATCGTAGAGGAGGGATCGTGACATGGCGAGTGACGGAAATTATATATTGACAAATGATCCGGGGACGACCCATACAGATACTGCATTTTCATATAAGATATTGACAAGTGGCACTATGACAGGTGTCACTTATTCTTTTAACTGGGAATTTTCGTGCAATGGTGTTACAACCAAGAAAACAGTAGCGACCGGATTAACAGCTACTACTTATTCCTGGACACCTACAACCGCCGAATTCGGACCGCTAATGAAAAAGAGTTCAAGTGGAAGTCTTAAGATTATTGTCAAGACCGAGAACGGAAGACTTGTTCAACAAGTTAGAGAATTCACACTCAAATTGAATACGTCGATTAAACCGACAATATCAAATATGACGCTTGTGAGGACAAACGGATTCAACGGTAGATCGGTATCCAATATCACAACTCATAAGCTTTCGTTCGGCGTATCTGGATTGTATGGAGCTGCACAAACCGTTAATGTGCATGTTGGAGATACTACATACACCAAAGAAGTTGCTGCGAAATCCAATAACGCTGCCACTACTGTGACGGTAGATATAGGAACGTTCGATACCGGATCATCAGACACACTGGTTAAAAATATTTTCATAACGTCTAATGACACAAGAGGATGTACGGGAACCCAATACATCTCATTCACCGTATACAAATATACTGCTCCGAACGTAAAAGTTTCAATTGCCAGGAACTCTAATGAAAAACCGGTATTGACTTTCGATGCGACTTATCAGTCAACCGTGGCTGGTGCGGCGAATACTCTGAAAACATTTTACGCGAGGTGTATCGTAGGCTCCACAGTGAATGATACAGATCTGAAAGATTTGGTATCGCCCAAAGTTTTGAACGGCACTTACGAGATTACGAAATCTTACGAATTCATCATCTGTTTGCAGGATTCGGTCAACCCAGTTGCGTTTATCAAAAAAGTGAAATTACCAAGTGTAAATATGATCATGGATATCGGTGCGGATGGCAAGACGATCGCATTTTTCGGAGTAGCACCGAGTACCGCTGAAAAAGAATCGCTGCTTATCGGAGAAAGGGCTGTTTTTGGCGAAGATGTTATTCTTGGGTTAGCATCAGAACGAAATACAATGATCAACGACAATGGTCTGATTATCCGTAACGGATCAACAATTATCGGACAGATTGGATATGGATCTGGGAAAGATTTGAATGGCAATTTTATCAATTCACCATTGTACACCCTCGGAACTCGTAAAACCGACAGCAAGATTGGAATCTATTCGGTTTCAAACGGTTTTAATGTAGAAGCAAGTGGAGCATATTCATCTGCAAATGGTTTTGGCACAAAAGCGAGTGGAGCATATTCGGTTGCGAATGGACATAGTACGGAAGCGAGTGGAGAGGCGTCTCGTGCAGATGGAAATACCACAAAAGCAAGTGGATCATATTCGTCTGCAAATGGTTTCAATACAGAAGCGAGCGGATATGCATCTCGTGCGGATGGAAGTACAACAAAAGCAAGTGGATATGCATCACAAGCAAGTGGATTCCATAGCGAAGCGAAAGGGAGCTATTCGTTTGCAGATGGATATTATACGAAAGCGTCCAGTGCTTATCAAACAGCTATTGGAAAATACAACGTTGAGGATACTGCATCTAAATATTTGTTAATGGTAGGTAACGGATCTTCTGACACCGCACGTTCGAATGCTTTCTGTGTTAATACCACAGGAGCGATCGAGGTCAGGCGTGGTGTATGGATTGGTTCAAACAACCAGGGATTGTATGGTATGTTCACCGATAAAACAAATACTGAATTAGCATTGGTCACATCAGGAAATGCATTACGTTATGGATACGGAGCATATGAGAAAGGAACTGTCGGGACGATATTATACGGAGGAAATGCGTTAACATTCGGTCTTAAAAGTCCGTCAGTAAGCTGGAAACCGTATATAGCTAAAGGAACATCCATAACTATCAAATGGACCGGAGCTGGATATATCACGAGTTCAGGAAAAGAGATTAACTTCACAATACCGTTCGGAGTTCCTATTGTTGGTGTTTCCGCAGTGTCGATAACGTCATCTGCTGGACTGACTGTTCGACAGAACGGCAATTATCTGTACGGTAGCTCTGCGTCATCTACAGTGAAACCAAGTTCATACAGTGGAATAATCGGTACGTATGGAGTTCAAGTAAAAGCCAATATGGCAAACACGACCAATGTTACTAACAACAGTCCTTGCGGAATTGATGCATCGCTTACATTTACATTTTCGTAGAAAAGGAGAATCGAAATGGCATTGCAGAAAGAGATCCGGCAAGATAATGGCGTCGTGACGAAGTATCATAGAGTGTTTTTCATACAGTCTACAATCAACAGTCACACATCAATAGCGGTTCTTTCGTATATAGATGAACCGAGCCGGGAAATGGAAAACACCGCCACACCACCATATAAAGTGGCGATTACCTACGAAACCGATTATAAGGAAAATATGACGGTTGAAGAAGCATATGATTACCTGAAAACCCTTCCAGAATTCGAAGGGGCAGAAGATATTTGAGGAGGATTCAAAATGGATTTTACAATATTAACAGAATACTTTGTAGCAGTAGTTTTAGTTGCTTGTTTGGTAGTTGGTTATATTATCAAACATGCAACTTTTTTTAAATGGATTCCGAATGATGATATTCCTGTAATTTTGGCAGTAGTCGGGGCAATATTGAATGCAGTAGTAAGTAAACCATCTGTCGAGTCAATTGTGTATGGTGCAGTCATGGGATTGGCTTCTACAGGTTTACATCAGGGATTTAAGCGGTTTGTCGAAGGTACCGACGAAAATTCCAAGGAGGTATAGTAATGCCTGAATTTGCGATTACATCAGAAAATATAATATGGTTTTGTACATTGGTAGCTGGAATCTGGGGGTTATGGAAAATCGTTGTCGAGCTTCGTAAGCCGAGTGATGATTTAAAAAGTGTTGTTCAGAAACATACTGATTTTCTGACTGAAGATCATAAGCGTATGAAGGAATACGAGGAATCCAATAGAATGATTCTTCAATGTCTTCTTATTATTATCAATCATGAAATAACAGGTAATGGTATTGAAACCATGAAAGAAGCACGAGATAACCTCCAGAATTACTTAGTTAACAAATAGCCGTTCAGGGCATATAATAGCATGAGATAGTGAATTACTTGGCTATTATATGCCTATCTTGGCTATAGAATCCGCTATTTATAAGCTCTCACATTTTCCATTGAGGAAGCAGCAAAAGCTGGTAAATTCTAAGAAATAAACAAAAAAGTTTTATTTAAATGAAAATAACAGGCACTTTCCGTAAAGGAGAGTGCCTGTTATTTTGAACGCAGAGAAGCATTTCCACGCTTCAAGTGTGCAGAGCACCGATTATATAAAACCAGAGCTATTGGCAGTGGCATTGGTTTTATATTTTGTTGGCATTGGGCTGAAACATTCTCGGACCATACCCTGTGAAAAAGAGGAAAAAGAGGAATGATCCGTCACGAAGGGAAACGTAAAGATTATGTAAAAAGATGTATTTTGCAAAGAAGATGTGCTAAAATTGTCAGGGGATGCCTGATCAGGTCATCAAGTCATAACATTATTTCTGCACAGGTACATCGTGATTTCAGACTTTTCGTTGTGACATCCTTTTAAGCATAAAAAGCACAAAAGAGGTATGGATATGGAGTCAAAATCAAAAAAAACTGTCTTATGGAAACTTTTTCTGTCTACGTTTTATCTCAGTGCATTCACGTTTGGCGGAGGCTATGTGATCGTGAGTCTGATGAAAAAGAAATTTGTTGATGAGTATCACTGGATCAATGAGAATGAGATGCTGGATCTGGTGGCGATCGCACAGTCGGCACCGGGAGCTGTGGCAGTGAACGGAGCGATCGCAGTCGGCTATAAGCTGGCAGGGCTTACCGGCGTGGTGACAGCCGTCTTTGGGACATTGCTTCCGCAGTTTGTAATCATTGCGGCAATC